GTATCGTAAGATAAAAGTTGAATTAATATTTTGTTGTCGTTTTCTGTAATTGAAACCTTGGCTGGTGCACCATATTCAGATGGCATTGTTCTAATTAAAGATTCATAATCCCTTATAGTAACTGCTCTTTTCTGTGCTGCGAAGTTGTAGGCGACGTAGTTTCTAACCTCTTCAACTGAAGGGACACCCGCTCCACCAATTGCGGCTGTTACATTGGTACATCTCAATGAGTTAACAACTGATGAGTTTGTTGATTCAGAAGGTCCATTAACGTAAAATGAAACGGTACCAATTTGATTAATTACATTTGTTCCCAAGTTTGTAGCCAAACCACCACCGACTCTATATTGAATAAATAATGTTGAATTTGGTACTAATGTTGAACCTAATGATATATTATTAGAATATCTCTGTATATCTGCAGTAACTCCAAGTGTTGTAAACTCGTTAAGAGCATCCTGTGCAGTATTTGTTCCTCCACCAAAGGTCATTTTTTTGAATCCTTCTGCGGTAAATTCACTTATAAAACGATTTGCTGTTTGTATATATCTACCTACTTTAATACCAGGTTGGTCGGAAACTTTAGTTGGGTCTTCTACAAAAATTCTATCTTCCGCTAATGTATCAACCTCATACCATCTATTTTGAGCCCCTAAAAATTCTGCAACTGACGGAACATTTGTATATTCTGTTCCATTTTTCAATAAAACACTTGTAATACCAAGAACATTCTTCTCAGGTAAAAATAATTCAAAGAATGGTTTAACATCATTTGGTGTTATAACTCTTTTGAATACCTTAGTTATACCATTAACAACTAATTCTCTTTTAGTTATTGTGTAATTTATAAGAACGTTATTTGCATTGAAGTTGGGAATTTTTAATCTGTTAGGGAATCCCTGTGAGTTGTACGGTGATGCGAAATCAATATCATGAATGTTTTCGAAAACTATACCAGCCCCGACAACTTGGGAACCTCTTGTTAAGACTCCAAGGTATCTCTCATCTTCTTTATCACCAAAAGCTGGAACTGTAATCGAAAAGTCTACTAAAGCCACGGATGGTCTTTGCCCTGGTACTTTTAAACCATAAGTTCTTGCAATGTTATATACTGATGACCTTTGTTGTGCATACTGAAGGACTGTTTCTTGAATACTTCTATCAATATTGTAATTCAGGTTGTCTGCAACAGCGGCATTCAAATCCAAAAAAACAGAAAAGACAGACGCGTCGTTGAAATCTTGAATGAGTTCAGGATAATATGTTCTTACATAATTGAGTAACTCAGTTCTTATTGCCTGATAATCTCTTGTTGCGTATGATATTTTTCTATTTGCCATCTATGTTAAATATTGATAATAACAAAATCACTTTGTCCAAAGGCATTTCGTTCTGTTGAATAATCTATTCTCACCTTGGCAGTATATTCTGAAGTCCCTTTTCCTGGCACTCTATATATGTCGTACATTCTAGGGTCTGCCACAGTTCTACTTGTTGTAGGGGGTACTTCATCATAAAGGAAAATTTATACCATATGTAATACCATCTGCCATATAGTGATAAATATACTTTGATTATTTTTTTATTGTAGTATTTCCCTTCTGAGCTTTAGGTTCGTATGGACAATGTCTACAACCATTACCACAACAATACCCTCTATCCAAGTGATATTGTTCGGTCATAACTTTTCTTCCGTTTTCTGTGTAGAAATAAGAAGGGAGAAGTTCTACCTTCTCCCTTTTATTTTGGTTGTTTTCCATAGGTTATACTAATGTAATCTCACAAGCACCTCCTGCACATGCAAGTTCCCCACTCAAATCAGTCTCGTCATTATTCTCAACAATCTTAGACAAATCAACGTCTTTAAGAGTGAGCATTAATTCCTCATACTTTTCTTTTGTACAATCCTCGAAAGGTGCTTGTACGTATGTTCCACCGTTGTAGGGTAGACAAGATAGACCATTGTAGTGTTCTTTGTTTTCCCACATCCACTCACCTACAGCAGGCCATTCGTGTTCACGAATAGAAATTGTTGCAGATACGTTGTGAGCATTTGAACCACTTCTATGACCAGGTCTAATCCATTCTTGTTGAACCTTCTTTACTCTTTCAAGTAATTGAATTGGTGATTCATTTCTTAGAATAGACCCTTCAGGTGCTTTTTGTGGAATACTAATTACCGCAGTGTCGTGAGGTCTAAAGTATTCATCTTCTACTAACTCAGGGTGATTTTCCTTGAGATGGGTGTAGATTGATTCGTTCTTACCAACTCTAACTCTTCTGATGTAGTAATCGTTATGCCAAGCGTGGATTCCTGATGATGTACCCAATGTTAAAGAGGTAGTACCTGCTGGTTTTACAGTTGTGGTTCTTGCCGCTTTATTGATACCAATTAAGTTAGCAACTCTTTCATTTTCTTCTTTAACAACTTTTGAAGCGGATTTCATGTTAAGACCTAAGACTGCTCCTGAACCGATACCCGTCATTGAAATTCCAACAAGAGCATCTTTTTCAGTTGTTCTCTGCCAAATTGGTCTGAGATAATGGAAGTCTGTATATCCTGCCTGTAATGTTCCGATAAATGAAGCTGCTCTTACTCTGTCTTCGTAATCTTCTTGAGATACCACGTTTGATACGTTAACCTCAGTTAAGTTACAATGTCGTGAACTTCGATTGGAGATAGTTTTTCACCGTCTTCTTTTGAGTCTAAAATACCCTCAAGTTTTATAAGACACTCTTTCAATGGTTGAGGACCAGGAGCTTTACCACCTGAGGTTACAAGTCTTGCACCCTTTGGTCTGATATCACTGAAATCAAACTGAATGTGTGAACCACCAAAGAAGTAAGATTTAACTAATACTTTAACTGCGTCAGCCCAACCCTCAATTGAGTCAGCAACTAACCATCTTCTTCCTCTTTCTTTATTTGGTTTTCTGATTTCAGGTAAAACATCAACGTGGTGTTTTTGAACTGAATAACCAACTCCTGTTCCACCTAAAAGTAAGAACATAATTTCTGAAAATACTCTCCAATCATCAATCGGCGCAAACGCACAGTTGTAAATTCTGTTTGGTGAGATTTCAATAGGTTTACCAGCGAACTGCATCGACCTCATTGAGGGTAATACTTGTTTCTTGTAAACATACTGATAATTCTCTCTAATCTCTTTTTCTAATTTTGGATACATTTTAATATGCATCTCCATGTTTCTTGTAACTAGCTCTTGCCAAGTCTCTCTTCTCTTGAGTTCAGGCATGTACTTCGCGTACTTCATGTACACTGTAATGTCTGATAAAATTCTGTTCGAAATGTCCATTTTTTAAATTTTTAAGGTATAACTTTTTTATCAAAAAATCACCGATTTTTATGATAAATATGCGGTCGGCAACTAAGCGACCACGAAAATAATTAAAAAAAAATAAGTTTTTTTGAGAAAAAGTAGATATTTAATTAAGTCTGATTTTGGGTTTTCTCCCTTTCCTTTCTTTTTTCAAGGAGCTCCTTAACTCTATCTCTTTTTCTTTCTTCTTGTTGTTCTTCGAAACCAAGGAATGTTACCGATGATTCGGTGTCTATTTCCAATAATTCATTATTGAACTTACAGTTCTCGAAGACAACGCCGTCCTTACCAAGACGGGATTTTGTGATGGCGATTGTTGCAAGATTCATTTCTTTTTGTTGTAGAGTCTTAGCAACGGTAATGATTACGTGACCAACTTGTGCTTTCTTGATTGAACCACCCATTTGGTCAGTTGTAACAACCTCAGAGGAGATTGAACTTCTGTTTCCTTGAGTTGCTGTCCACCCAGCTATGTCTAACTCGTGGCACATCGCTTCAAAAGCTCTCATCACGGACCCTTCAGCTTTCCACTCATCTTTAGCACTTGACTCAGGTAATACACAATCAATGTAATCCAAAAGAATCATATCTATTTTTGTACCGTCAGCAATCATTTTTCTGACTTGGTTTTTGATTTGATTCATAGTCATAGTATCAGATGCTAGTTTTTTTAGAACTAACTTGTTTGGCATTGTCTCCCTAATCTCAGTGATTTTCTCCATAACTTTTTCTTTATGGAATACCAAGTTGTCGGGTTCAATTCCTGTCCAAATTGTGAAGTGTTTTCTTTGTACGTGATAATCTTTTGAGCCTTGTTCATTGCTTTCTGTAACTCTTGTTGTTTACAGAATTTCAATGCTTTTTCTTGAACAAATTGAGTTCCTTCAAAAGGTGCTTCTTTGATTTGTTTTAAAGTATCTAAAACAATTTTTGCAACCAATTCTTGTGAGACTTCAGATTTAACAATCTGTTCCAAGGTTTCGAAGTTGGGTGTAGATTCGTACTTAACATAGTACTCCTTAATCATCTGAATTATGATTTTGAAATACTTGTTGTCGAAGTAAGAACTTTCCAAAACATCAATGATTGAAGATGAAAAATCCTTGTCTACAACAATCTGATTGATTAATTGAATTTGAAAAGTGTTACCTAAATAATCGAAATTCTTGTTCATATATTGCGTCTCTTACCCCCTGTATTATTTTAAATATTTGTTAAGCGAGGTCAAGTTCCAAATATTTGTAAGTTAATTTTTTGCTTGAGAAGATGTCTGTGAGTTCTCTCAAAACCTCTTTTAAGAATGGTCTAACATCAACTGTGTAACGCACTTTTGGTGGGTAAAGTTTTCCGTCAAACTGTCTGTGGTTCAACACTGTGTCTCCAACCTTGATGTAAATGTTGAAGTTTTCAGGACCTTCAGTGAATGAAGTTTCCATAATCGTTGGGTCGTGAATTATTGCCTCTTGATTCTCCATCATGTAGACAACTGTTTTCATTTTGAGATAGTAGTGAAGTTCTTCACTCAAAGCTTTGACGAATTCATGTAACTCCAAAGAATTTTTAGCTTTGGGAACATACCCTCTTACGTTGAAAAATCTTTGAACAACAATGTTGTCGTTTAGAGTTAATAGAAACTCCATCTTCGTGCTTTCTTGCTCTTTCATAATTTGTGTTTTGTTTTATTGAAATAAATCGTTTGGAGGTGCTCCTGCACCAATTTCGTTATCTTTGTAAAAAATTACTGTGTGTTTTTCATCTTCTCTTGGTTCTTCATCAACAAAATAATATAATGCCAATGAATATCTGTCCAAGTTTTCAGGTGTGTTAAGTGGTACGGGATGTCCGTGAGGTGCGTCTTCAATATCAAAAATTACCACTCGGTTAAATATTGGTTCAACCTCTATAAATTTTTGTGCTGGATTTACCGTCCAAAACTCTAAATTACCTTCCCACTCTTTTCTCCAACCTTCATTTAGATAAATTAATACATTTAAAACTCTTTTTTTTCCTGAGTTTGGATGTTGATTGTAATCAATATGAACGGATAGTTTTCCCCCTTTCTTAATTCTATGAATACCACCCCCCATCAAGACTGGGTCTCGATAAAGTTTTTGGTGTCCTGTAAGCTCCTCCAAAAATTTTATAAACTCAAAAGAGTTTAGATAGTCCATTACTAAACTTGTTATTGGTAACTTATCTCTAAATTCTTTCATATCTGTATTATAGTTCGGATAGTAGAATTTTTTATGCTGATACTCTTTTGTGAAATCAACATTGTCGTGATGCCACACATCGTGTCTATGTATTTCTTCCTTACAAACTCTTAGAAGATATTCTGGTAAGAAATTATCAATCACTATGTAAGGAAATGGATAGGCACTTTTGTAAAGTGTTTTTAATCGTGGTGCTAAACTCAAATCAATCATAACTTTCTTTTTTCTTTTCTAGTTAGTTTCATGATTCATCTGTAATCAGAGGATTTGTAAGGTCAACAATTTTAGAATTTACTCTGTAGAACTCTTCACCAAGTATACCGCTTTTGGTACGTCCAGTCAAAATATTAGATAAACTTTTGATAGGTTTTTTCTGCGGGATATTTTGTGCAGTATCCAATATCTCTTTGATAGTACATGGTTTCTGTTGCAATTCGGGAAAATACTTAACTAAAGTTTTTTCGCCCAAACCTTCAATACCGTCTATATTATCAGATTTGTCCCCTGTAAAAATTTTGGTAAGGGTAACATTATAGTGAGGTATATCAACTTTGTTAATTGATATGTTATCTCCGTTCTTGAAATAAGTTTTACTGACTGGTGAAAAGATTGTTACTCTTTCTGATATTAGTTGGGTGAGGTCCTTGTCTCCTGAAAAGATTATAATTTGTTCGTCAATAGCAACTTGTGTATAGTAAGCAATCAAATCATCGGCTTCGTTGTTCACCATTTCAACCTGTCGCACAAAGACCTCCTCCAAATACGTCTTTACTCTTGCCTTTTGTTGCAAGTAAGATTCGTATTTGTACTCATTCATGTCTTGTCGACGATTACCCTTGTATTGAGGGTAAATTGATTTGCGTATTGAGGAGTTGGAATCGCCGTCCCAAAATACAACCACTTTATCGTGATTGTGTTCCTCTAAAAATCGTCTTAGTGTATTAATGAAGTGATACACCCCACCTATGTGGGAACCGTCACTATAGAGTTCCTTTACCCCGTGGAATCCAATTTTGAATAGGTTATCCCCATCCACCAACAATGTCTTCGTCACATATTCAATTTAAGGGTGAACAATCAATCTTCTTTTTCTTCTGTAAGTGTAAAATCACCATCCGC